TACCAAGACACCTGAAAAAAATATACAAGACAGAACAAGGAATAACAACCTATTTAGATCTTCAAAGAATAAAATGGGAGCAAGAAAGAGGAAAAATTATCTCAACCATGAAGTTTTTGACATAGCCAGAAAAAGATAATAGTGTGCTTAAAACTATTAAATCATACTTAGATTTTAATGTTGATGAGCTGTTCGGTTATTCTGATGAGGTTAGCAACACATTAAAAACACAAGTATTCACTGCATCAACTACAACTTTACAAAGAGTAGATAATAACATAACAAAAATAATAAACAAAGGATACACAGAAGGACTAGGAAATCGTGAAATAGCACAAAACCTCAAAAAAGAATTCACAGGACTTAAAACATGGGAAGCTGAAAGAATAGCAGTAACAGAAGTGAACAGTGCACAAAGCCTAGGAGCCTATGAACAATACTTCGAAGACGATATAAAATACCACCAATGGAGCACATGCGAAGACAGCAGAGTAAGACAAACACACGCACTACTTGATGGTGAAATAGTAGAAGTAGGAACAAGGTTTAATAATGGTTTACTATATCCTGGAGATAAAACAGGAGAAATGAAAGAATGGGTCTGGTGTAGATGTGTCACACTGCCTTATATAATGCCTTATGGGTACATGACCCCAGTAGGAAAAGAGAGATTCTATGAATCAGATATCATAAGTATTAATTCAAAAAATATAAACAAACCTACTAATAAAGTTCCTGAATTTGATATTAATCGTTTAAATAAAAATGAGCAAGAATTCTACAAAATAAGTAAATCCAACAATAATAAAAAAATGATTAAAGAGTTAGAATCAATAGCTAAAAATAAAAAAATTATTGTAGAAGAAAACATTGGGGATATTGAAGTAAATATGAAATATGGACTTAAACCCACTAAACTCAAATCATACAATTATATGGGTAAAACTCCTGAGGAAAATATCCGCATATTAGTTGAAGCTGATCTGGGTGAAGCCAAGATAATTAAAGAATCTTATGATAAATTACCTTCAGTATTAAAAAAGAATTTAGATGAAGTAGTGCATCTTAATCAACATGCAATAAAAAGAATAGGTAATAATCATGAAGTTGTTGAAGGATATGTAAGCAAACGCATAACTTCAGAAGGAATTAAAAGAATGTATATTATGAAAAATAGTAATATTAAATCTACATTATACCATGAATTAGGGCATTTAATTGATCTTCAAAAAACAAAATATGGAGTAGATTATGTTTTATCTACAAATAGCAAATATATAAAAAGTGCTGAAAAGGATTATAATGCTCTAAAAACAAAAGGATTATCTGGAGAGTATAGGTGGCCTTCTGAATATGCATTAGATAGTTATGAGAATTATGGCAATTATGCTGAAGATTTAGCCGAAAGTATGAGATTATATCTTAATAGAGATAAGAAGTTCATACTTAATTTCCCAAATAGGGTTAAAATTATTAAGAAAATATTAAATAGTTAAATTCATCAAATAATATATTGGTGATAAAATGACACTTGGATTCTATGGAGATTATAATGAAGAGACTATCGAGTTACCTAATGGATGGAGTGTATTAATAGAACATGGTAGCAACTATCCTGAGGAGTTTTATAAGGGGGAAACTAGATTGAAAGCTCCAGATAGAAGAATAACTCTATATGATGAAAATAAAAAAGTTATTGGAGTTAAAATTGAAGAGAATCCTAATCTTTTAAGTAGATTAAATCCTGAGGCTAATAAAGGTCGTTTTGTAGATAATGATGAGGACATTCTTCTATAATTTAAAGATAATTATGTTTTCACTATTTTATAATTTTTTATTATAATATTTTTTTTAGCCAATAGCTATTTATGCTAGTTGTTAGCTATTGTCGTGACCATTTAATTTTAAATGTTTATATATTATTAATTTCACATTATATAGCTGAATAAAGAAAATTAAAGCTTAATTAAAAAGATAACGAAATATTTAAAACCATAATATTAAATTGTCATTACACTATTTTATTTTTTTTATTAATATTACTTCCCCAAATGGGGTAGCGATAGCTCTATTCAATGATTAAGAGGTGTTATTATGCTTAAACGTATGAAAGAAAAGGAAAGAAAACATGCTGAAGGTAAAATATGTGGTTGTGGTTATGCTCCACATGGACAAATAGATTATTATGAAGATGGAACTTATAAAGTTTATCATGTTAATAATGAAGGAGAATTAGTTGAAGTAAAACGATCTATAGAATCAATTTTACATGCAATCTATTCTCCTTCTAAAAAAGAAACAATAAATCGATTGAGTGATCACATTCATCTAGATGTAAAACCTACTATTAGAAAACCTGTTAGAGCAAATCCAAATAATAGAGGAAAACTTCTATATGAAAGTAAAGATAATCCTTTAATGTTTAATTTCAAGAATAAAGTTAGAAAAATATTAAAGAGATGATTCTGAATGAATACTACTAATAATGATTTTTTATTTGATTTAATTAAATACAAGTATAATGAAGAAAATCAAAGAAACTTTGAAATCGACACTAAAAATAACAGCATGATTGCTTTTCTAGGAGTTATGTTAACTGTTCAAACTACATTTGGATCTTTCATTGAAAACATGACTTTATTATCTAAATTGGTTTTTATTTTATCATTAGTTTTTTATCTTTCTGCTTTAATTCTTTTAATTCATTCTTATTATTTTAAAACTTTTAAAACTGTTCCTAACGCTAATATTCTTGAAAGTTATTATAATACTTTTAAAAATAAAGATGTCATTTTAAATGAGTTGTTTGGTGATTTTAAAAGAGCTATTGATTTTAATAGAGAAGTTATTAAAGTGAAAGTTAAGTTTTCTAAATTGGGTTTTTACTTGTTGATTTTTGGGGGATTGTTAGCAGTGATATTTGTAGTAACTTATTTAATATTGTAATTTATACTGCTTAACAATCCTCCCAAATTTTATTTAAATGATTTTTTTATTATCATTTTTCATCAGATTTTTCTGAGTATTCATCACGATCAGGAATATTATCATTCCTATCTTTATCATCAGTTAAATCAATCAATTATAATCACCTCCAATAATTGTATTTAATTCTTTTAATAATTTCAATTTATATATTACAGTATTACTTTTTAGTATTACAATAGCTATTTTTCACGAAAAACACCATAGTTTTATTGAAATAGTAATACTTTTCACTAATATTTATAAAAATTATATTTTTTTAATCATTCAAAATGCTCCCTGTGGGCTAGCGATAGCTATAATTAAAGAAATAGCTAGGAGATGTAAAATACCATGACCAAATCAAAAATAGTATACAAAAACAATAAACAAAAACTAATCACAGCACCAGTACTCATACCAGACTACGCTGACTGTGACGCACCAAGAGGAGAGAAAAAACTAACCATAGAAGAAATACAAGACTTCTCCCACAAATACATGGAAAAATACAGAATAAGTGACAAACAACACGACTACTTCCAAACCAAAAAAGAAGTAGCTATTCCAGTAGAATCATGGACACTAAAAAGTGACACAGAAATGGACAATGGAGAAACCTACCCCAAAGGAACCTGATTTGTCACAATGAAAGTCCATGATGATGACACATGGAATAAAATAGAAAATGAAGAATACACTGGATTAAGTGTTACTGTGACTCCTGAAAATGTGGCTGATGCATTAGTAGCTGGTAAAAGTAGAACACTAATTAAAGATGTTCCCAATCCAGTTGCAGCCACAATAGCTTTTGTTGATAAACCATGTGTTCATAAGGCCACTTTTTGCAGTGTTAAATCAATTAATTCAAATGAATCTTATGAAAGTAAACACAAACTCTTAAATAATGCATTAAGGAATTTATACCGTGACAAGGACGTTTATGCTCACATTCTTCTTACATTTGATACTAAAATAATTGCTTATATGGAATGGCAACAATCAGAATCCCATTTTGAAATTCCATACTCCATAAATGTTAATGGAGAAGTTGAATTTGGAGAACCACTTGAAGTTCAACAAGAATATGTGGCTAAAAAAATGTTAGAAAAAAGTGAAAAAGACACAGCTATTAAAGCAGGTAGAAGCATAAGCGATTCCACATACACAAAAATAAAGAAAGCATGGGATTCACTGGGAAACCTGATAAATAAAGCTGAAAATGAAAGAACTGAAAATGTGATTAAAGGTGATAAAATGACAGACAATAATGAAAAAGAATATGTTACTAAATCTGATTTAGAAAATCTTAAAACTGAAATATTAACAGCTGTTAAGTCAGCACAAAATAATGAATCTACTTCAAATAAAGAAGAAGATGAACTAACAAAATTGAAAAAAGAAAATGCTGATTTAAAAAAGAAACTTGAAAGTTCAAATAAATCAGATGAAACTAAAAATGAAGAAACCGACCCTGAAGAAATCAAAGGAGCATCAAAATCAATACCCAACCATGAAACCAACGATCAAATAAGTAAAAAAAGCACCAAAGCAACAGTATTAGAAGCAATGGGCAGAAATAGCAGCGGACTAACAATAAAAAAATAGTACTAAATGGAGGATTAAGAAAATGGATAATAACGATATACTAAACGAATTAGGAAACCAAGGAGCAGCATTTAAAGAATTAACCAATATTAAAGATGGGAAAGCAATACTTTCACCAGCACACCTGGGAAAATTCTTAATGTACGCATCACTTGATCAAACAATACTAAACTCAGCAGCATTTGAACTAATGCCTGCACCAGAGAAAAATTTAAACCGTGCAGGAATTGTAGGGAGAGTTTTAAGTAATGGTTATGATGAAGAAGGTAAAACCCGTGAATTAACAGAAGACGAGAAAAAAGGCTTAAGTTTTGGAGCTAACACTTTAATAGCTAAAAAACTTAAAGCATGTGCTAAAATAGAAGACGATGATATTGAAGACAATATCACAGGAGAAGCATTAACCAACACATTACTACAAGAAATGGGTAGAGCTATTGGTGAAAACCTTGAATTATTCGCAGTATTTGGAGACACCACAATAAATAAAGCTGATGATCCTTTACTTTGTATAACTGATGGTTGGTTGAAATTAGCAGAACATCAAATAGCTGCAGAGGATGATTTCACATTAGATAATGCTTCTCAAATTGAAAATATTTTTGATGCAGGTATTCGTAAATTATCTCCAAGATTCAGAAAAAGGGATAAATTAATATTCTATGTTCCTTTCGAAGTTGAAGATGCATACCGTGATGTTCTTAAATCACGTAGCACAGGTTTAGGTGATGCAACACAAATAGGGTTTGCAGAATTAAAATACAAAGGAATAACCATTAAAAATGCAAACACCTTGGATGACCCAGAAGCTAGAGAATTAATAGGTGCAGGAAAAGTATTATTAACCCAACCAGAGAATTTAGCCTGGGGTATTAGATCCAACCTCAGTATTGAACCAGAAAGAAAAGCTGGAATGGAAAGAACTGATTACTGGTTCAGAATAAGGGGAGATGCTGATCATTACTTCCGAGATGGAGCAGTAGTAACAACAATACCTAATGATATTCTTGATTCCTTAAATGGAATAGATACTGAGGATACTGGGGATGGTGGTGAACAATCACCCATTGGCTAATGTATCTGTTAATGTGAAAGATCAGGATGAAGCTAATCTTCAAGGAGTTTTTGTTGAGATAGTTGGAACAGAAATTACATGTACAACTGGTTCTGGTGGAGGATGTACTTTACAAGAAGTACCATTAGGAAATATCAGTTATACTGCAGTTAAAGATGGATATGTTACAGGTAATGGGACTTTTACAGTTACTTCTAATTCTGGAACATTAGAAATAACATTAACTGAAGAAGAATAGCTATTTTAAATAAAATAATCATTGATGGAGGTGAATATAATTCCTGAAGAAACTGAAGAAATCATGTACTGCACACCAGAAAAAGTCATAACTTTAACTGGAGTACAACCACGCCACTATAACTATGATACTGAAAATGAAGAAGAAAACGAAACAAAACTCAATGAATTACTCAATGATTACATAATAACTGCTAGTGAAATGATCAACGAATACACCAACAACAATTTCATAGAAAATATTCCTCACACTATAAGCTTTGTTTGCTCATTAATTGTCAGTAACATAATAACTAGAAATACTGTAAGACGTGACATTCCTTTTCGTCAAAAAGATAACTGGGATCAGGAATTAGTTCAAGTTGAATTATTCACCGATGAAATCAAAGAATTACTTGAACCATTCATAGTATCTGATGAAGAGGAAGTGGCCACTAATGATATTACTTTTTTTGCAATAACTGGGGAGAATTAAGATGTCCTATACCATAACAATCACTGTTAATAATAAAAATATTAAAAGACTCTCAAAATTCCCAAGAAGAATAACAAGAAGAGTTATAACATTATCTAAGAATGAGTTAATTCGTAATCTTAAAAAAGCAACACCAAGAGACACTGGAAGAGCTAGAGGGTCTTGGCATGCAGATCGTAGTAGTCATGATCATGTTAAAGTTTCATCATCAGTACATTACATGAAATACTTGGATAAAGGAACAGGAATCTATGGACCAAAACATAGACCTATCACAATTAAAGGAAATCCCTGGTTATATTGGAAAGGTGCAAAATATCCTGTTAAACAAGTAACTGTTAAAGGGATTAAACCTTACAATATTGTAGTTAACTCAATAAAAGCAACAGAATCAAGAATAATAGAATTTGGAAACATGGCCATTAGTGAAGTGAAATAATATGATTACTAACCCAGATATTGCACTTGAAAAAATTCAAAACTATCTTGAAAATGAAAGAAAAAATACAGAAGGATTATTATCAGATGTTAAAGCTATTTATCAAGGAGAAGATATTGATCATCAACCAAAAATCCCCTATTTATGGTTACTTGAGGAAATAATTGAACAAGACACGGAAATGACTACATTTGATGAAGAATGGTACAGTTTATCTCTTATAATCTGTGCTGTTTGTTACAATCCACAAGATCTAACAAAATCATACAAAGAAAGTAAAAATTTGGCTGTTCGTGCAGGTCAAGCATTAGAGAAACAATTCACTAGTGATAATGATTCTTATTTTGAAAGTATTGAATTCATTAATTTTTCACCATCAGGAGTTCATATTGAAGGGGCTAGTGATAGAGTGCATCAATCAAGTGTTAGTTACACTTGTTTGTTTAAAGAGAAAACTAATAATGAAAATAGTACTAGATTTGAACGTTCTAGAATTAGTGGAGATATTAGGCGGTTTAAAGAATGAGTAGAAGAAGGAATAATAATACTAATAATGAATCTAAGGATATTAATCTTTTAGATTCTGAAAAAGAGAATAAAGATACTAAGGTTAATCAGAATTCAGAAGCTGAAAAAGAGAATAAACTAACATCAAATTCTGAAGATAATAACTTAAACAAAAATCATGAAGGATCTAATAATAATACTAATACTAATAATGAATCTAAGGATAAAAAACCCAAAAATAACAAAACAGACACAATAAATCCAAATACATGGAAAATAATAAAAAACATCCCAGAACATCTATATGAAGTATTCACACAACAATTAAAAGAAAATAAAGAATACACAAGCAAAGAACTAGATGAAAATTACAAAGAATTCTTAAATAAAAAAATAACAAAATAAAGGAGACTAGATATTTATGGGAATTTTAAGACCAAATGTCACAGCAGAAACAGTTGAAACTGATGTATCATACCCAATCGGAACAGCAGGAACTGTGGCAATAATTGGAAACTTCGAAAAAGCAGAACATGGAGTAATCTATGATTTCTTCGGAGTAAGACAAGCACTAAGAGCACTAGGTGAAAACGAGAATTATAGTGGAACTGAATGCATAAAACAAGTATTCAAATCAGATCAAGAGAATGATAGTAATGGAGCAAACCATATAATGGTTTATCAATTAGGAACTAGACAAAAAGCAAACTTAACACTAAATAATATTATAACATTAGAAGCAGATAAAGGAGGAAAATATGGTAATAATTTCACAATCACAGTAATTCCTCATCAAATTGAAGAGGTAACTCTTAATTATGACATAATAATTAAGTACAATAATGAAATAATCGACCATATAAAGAAAATACAACTAAACGATATTGTAAACCGTATCAATCTACAAACTCCTGGAATAAACGCTCAATTACTCTCACCCGAAGTACCTGAAACTGAAGAACCTCAGAATGAAACAGAATTAACATTAACAGAAGACCAACCATTCACAGGAGGAGAAGAATCAGAAAACTTCACAATTGAAGACATTAATAAAGCATTGTTTGATCTTAAAGGTGAAAAATTCGATTATTTCATCAGCACTGAAATATTAGACATGGAAACAATTTATCCAATCATAAGCAAATGGACTGATATAAAATTCAAAAATGATAAACCAACAACAGCAGTACTACCATTAACATCCGAAACTAGAGCAGGAAATATAGCTATTACTAATATAGCAAATAGTAAAAACATTATTTATTTATCACAAACATTCAATAATTACTCTCTAGCACCATCTGTTGCCAGATGGGTTGGATTTATCGCAGGATTACCAGTTAATGTCAGCGGAACAAATAAAATAGTGGGTGACATTGAAACAATCTACCCTCTCTATAATGATGATGATGGAGATGAACTTATAGAAGCAGGAATAACCATTTTTGAACAGAAAAATCGTCAAAACAATAAATATGGATGTGTTTCAAGTGTAACTTGTGAAAAAGAAACATACTCCAATGGAGATTTAAAAATATACTCTGAACAATACATAACAAACATATTACACTATTTAACATATTACTTTGACTTATCAGATTGGCTAGGAAACACATTAATATTAGCTGATTTAACCTCAGCAAATGGACAATTATTAAACAGAGCAGACGCATTACTGTCTGCCAAGATAGTTACAAATGTTGATGTTAATGCAACTCCAGATGAGGATGATCCTTTTATGTTGAATGTAGATTTCGATGCTAAAGTACCTCGTATTGTTAAAGGAATAAGAAAAAGAATAAAAGTAGCATTATAGTTAAAATAGAGGTTTGATAGTTATGGTAGAATATATTAAAATGAAAATAGATGATGTTCCTGTTGCACAAGGAGTGGACATGGACTATGATGATAGTCCAGAAAATGAAGAAATCGTCTGCTTTGATGAAAATGTTAATATTGATAGTTCATCCAAAATAGAAGTTAATTTCACCAGGATCTCATATAACAGTGAAACTTATAAAGGTTTAAGAAAAGCTATTATGAAAATGAATGATAAAAAAGATGGCGGAACAATTATAATTGAAGATGAAGATGAAGTAATCACATTCATTGGTTGTAAAAGAGGAAAGTATAGTGTTAAATATTCTGCTAAACGTAAGAAAGAAATCAGTGGATCGTTCAATGCTAAACGCATTGAGTTTAAAGATAAATAATTCAATAACATTATTATTACTTTTTATTATTTTATTTTTATTAAATTATTATTATTAAAAATTGGAAGGATAAATCATGGCTCTTAAAATATCAACATTAATTAAACAAGGCAAAAAAGACAAACTAATACTCAAAATAGACTCATTAAATGACACTATCGAAGCATCACCACTATCAAGAAGACAATGGGGAGAAGTTGAAGATATTGAATCACAAGCAATGGGTGAAGTTGAAAACATACAAACAGAAATAGCTGATAAAAAAGGATTCAGAAGCAAATCCAAAAAAGATAAAAAATTAGAAATGGCTCAAGAACTAAGAATGAAAATGAGCATATCAGAACAAATAGTAAGTTCAAGAGAAGCTCAAACAAGAGCAATATACTTATCACTATCACCTCATGACTCATCACTCGAAGAAGACCAAATACAAGATTTACTTAATAAAGAACAGTTTGATGAAATATATGATAAAATACTCGATATAAGTGGAATAGTTCAAGATGAAGAAGAAGCTAATGAACTAGGTGAAGATTTAAAAAGATTTCCTAAAGACTGATGAATCAAAAGAATTAGCTTGGTTATGTAGTAAATATGGTGGAAACTACAAACTAGCAGAAGATCCTTTTGATTTAACAATTATTCAATGGTTATGGCAATTTAATTCATCAATATTGCTACATAATGAATTAAATAATGTAAAAACTGAAGATTTAGATGATGAAGAAGATTAATTAATTTTTAAGAAACGTGATTTAAATGGCTATTTCAAACAATATGATCGAAATCATCATAAAAGCCATTGATAAAGCTTCAGAGGTAGCTGAAAACATAAGCGATAACTTTAAAAAATCAGGAGATGTCGCGAAAAAATCATTTGAAGATGCTAATAAATCTATTAAAAACACAGGAGATGTTGCACAAAAATCATTTGATAATGCAAATAAATCCATTAAAGGCACATCAGACACTATTAAGCAAACAGGAATAGATAGTCGTAGTACATTCATGCAAATACAGTATGGTGCGAACAGTAGTTTAAGTAATGTTAATCGTAACTTAAGTAGTGTTAAATCAACAGGTAATAGTACATGGTCTAGTATTAAATCAAGTGCAGGTAGTGCATGGTCAAATATTAAATCAGGTGCTTCTAGTATGGCATCTAGTATTTCACAATCATTCAGTAGTATGAAATCAAATGCATCAGGGTTCATGGATAGTCTTGATGGTGTTCAAGGATTAATGGCTGGAGCATTAGGTGGTATGGGAGTAAATGCAGTTTCTGATATAGTTGTAAATACTAGTGCTAAAGCAGAAACTAACAAAATACTTCTTAAAAATATGACTTCAACATCTGCAGGAGCAGAAAAATTATACAATACTATTGATAATGCTACTAACAAAACATTAGTATCAATGCAACAAGTAATACCTGCAATAAATGCATTTAAAGCATCAACTGGTGCTAATGAAAAAACATTAAATACTGTAAGTCCTAAAGTTGCTCAATTTGGATCATATGTTTATGCATTAACAGGTTCTGCTGCACAAGCAGAAGGAGCCATGTTCGATTTAAGTAAAGGTATAAAAGGAGCATATGCTTCACTTGATCAATATGGAATCACTGAAGCATCATTAATGAAAACAGGACTATGGAGTGGTAAGGAAGACGATGTTGAAGGATACATGAATGCAGTTAATAAAGTAACTGGTTCAACAGATGAATTAATGGGAACTTTCACAGGATTGCAAGCCACAATGACTAAAATGTTCTCTATTGCAGGTAAAAAAATAGGGCAATATGTGCTGCCTGTTTTAAAAACTATGATTGAAGGATTCATGGCTCTTGATAAAACATTAGGTGGTAATTTAACACTTGGATTATTGGTTGCTGTTGGAGCATTAGGATTATTATTAACTGCAGGAGTTGCAGTTAATACTCTATGGCCAATATTAACAAGTGGTGCAGGACTATTTGGAAAAACTCTTACAGGATTGAAAGGGATAATTAGAAGCACTGCTGTGGAAACTGAAATATTAAATGAAGCAATGGGAAAAGCAGGAGAAGCACTTCCAGATGGAAATGGAAAAGATAAAGGTGGTAAAGCTCCTAAAGGTAAAGGTAAGATTCCTAAATTAGATGCTGTTAGTTTTAAAGATACTATTAAAGGAGATCTTAAAAACATTGGTCGTGGAACAGTTGCAGCTGCTGCAGGAATAGCTGCAGGAATGGCATTAGCAACAGAAGCATTAATACTTATGCAAGGACCAATGTGGGCTCTTGGAGAACTAGGTAATTCATATAATAAAAATAAAACTAATATCTTAGCTGGTGCTGAAGCATTTAAAACCGTTGGAATTGTACTAGCCCTAATATTGCCTCCGATCATCGCGTTCGCATATATTATGGGTACTGCAGGTGGAGGATCATTTCAAACATTAGCAATGGGTTCACTTGCAGCTGCTGCAGGAATAGCTATTGGTATAGCATTAGCAACAGAAGCAATATATTTATTAAAAGTGCCATTATGGGCAATTGGAGAGCTTGGAAGTGATTTCAATAAAAATAAAACTAATGTTGAAGCAGGATTGAAAGTTTTCAAATTAGTTAGTGATACTCTTATTCAAGCAGCACCATTTATAATAATATTCGCTGCTGCAGTAGCATTATTTGGAACTGTGCCTGTTGCAGGTTTAATGGCTGCTGCAGGAATAGTTATCACTATAGGTCTTGCAACAGAAGCAATAATATTACTTGAAGAACCACTTAATAAAATAAGTGATCTTGGAGAGAAATTCAGTGATTTAGGTAAGGTTAAACAAGGTGCAGAAACTATTAAACAAGCAGCTATTGCACTTACTTCATTATCTGAAGCTTTAAACAGTGCTAATAATGCTGCAAAAAATAAAATATCATTAAGTGTTATAAATGAGCTTGCAGGATGGTTTGGAGGCTTCACAGCAGGAGGTGGAGTGTTCTCATCACTCACCAAAGGAATAAAGGATCTAGATGTTTTCATTGATAAATTAAATAGTATCAACATCCCAACAGTCCCTACTGAGATAACTAATAAACTTAAGAGTTTAGCTGAAACCATTAAAGCAGTCAGCAGCATTTTCAACTCAATGAAAACAGCCATTGGTGATGGAGGAGATACTGGTTTTGAGAACTGGAAATTTAACCTATTTAATGGAAATGGTTCAGAAATAGCTGAAAACTTATCTAAATTAATAGATGACTCTGTAAATTTAGTTAAAAAAATACAAGAAAAAGCAGAAAGAATCCCCGCAATACCAAAAGGAATTAGTGACAAATTAAAAAGCATGGCTGAGATAGTTAAAAGTATCTCTGAGATAATGAAAACAATGAAAACAGCCATAGATTCTGGAGCTGATTTAACTTATAGTAATAGAGTATCTAATGGTAGAACAGGATACTTAGATAATATTGTTAAACAAATTGATGGCATAATAATCATGACAAACACTCTTAAAACTAAAATGGCGCGTGTTGATCAAAAAGGAATAAGTGGAATAGGCACTAAATTCAGATTATTAACCAATGAACTAAATTACTTCTTAAATGATATTATAAAAGGAAATGAGAGTTTTAAAAAGATCCTGAATCTTAAATCTGGTGAAAATCTTGAAAAAGCAACACCACAAATAAATAAAACAGTGGATGGAATAATCACATTTATCAATGCAACTAAACCTAAAATGGAAAGAGTTAATGCTGATAGTATAAGTGGAATAGGTGAAAAATGGAGATTATTATCTAGTGAGTTTGGATATTTCATAAATGATGCTGTTTCAATAAGTCAAAAAATGGCAGGATTAGCTAAAATCAAGGTGGAATATGTTGCATTCTCACAGCTAGAAAACACTATATCTAATGTTATCTCATCAATTGGAAGATTGAAAACATTAATTCCTGAAGATTTAGATGTGGCTGGTTTAGGTGAGAGATGGAGAGCTTTATCTAGTGAATTTGGATACTTTTTAAATGATTATATCAGAATTAATCAAAGTTTTGCTAATATGCCTGAAGATCCAATACCTCCAGAAAAATTCACTAATATGGAAAATGCTATTAAAACTATTATTACTAGTCTTAAAAATATTCAATCAGCTGTTGGAACTGATGAAGGAAGTAATTTAGATGCTGAAGGATTATCTTCAGCTATCACTACTGTTACAAGCACAATAACACAAATCAATAGTGTTCTTAGTGCAGCATCAGGAGTTCAACCAGCAGCACAAAACCTTGGAAGTAAAATAACAACAGGTATCAAATTAGGTGCTGTAAATGTAGGATCAGCTACAGTCACTATTATAGGTACAGCTATAAGTGCTATTCAGAATCGTTATGCTACTTTTCAAAGTGCAGGTACTACTGCAGCACAAAAATTTGTAGCAGGACTAAGAACTGGTTTAGCACCAGCATCACAGACAATGGTAACAGAAATAGCTCAAATAATATCAGCTATACAATCACGTTATACTACAGCATATAGTGCAGGTTACACATTAGGTCAGAACTTCGCAAAAGGTTATAAATCAGGAGCTGATGTTAACAGTCCAGGTTTAGCTGCCCGTACAACAGCAGAAGAGATAGGATACATATTATCAGCTATTACTGCTGGTTTCACACCAGCATATCGTGCAGGAGCAACACTTGGAGGGAATTTCGCAAGTGGTTATGGTACACCTGTATTACCTTCAATAGGAAATGTTTTTGAAGATTCAGAATTAAATTTAAATTCATTACTAAAACTACTTAAAACTAATAATAAGGATACTAAAACTGTTAAAAATAATATCCAAGTATATATTAAAATTGATAGAGTATCCAATGAAGAAGACATACAAGAACTAGAATATCGCTTAGAAGCAGTTATTGACAATATACTTAAACGAAAAAAATAATGGTGTTTATTATGGATAACGAGCCATCATATTATAAAATCTGCCCTAAAACAAAAGCAGTTCAATCTATTGATCTTAATGTCAAAGTAGGATCATCATACGATCCTCAATTAAATAATGAAACTATTGATTTTGATGGAGTTATTGGAAGTCAAACAGTATACCAAGGAGCAGGAGGAGGAGAACTTAAAATAACTCCTGTTTTTGAGTTAAACAAAAAAGATCATGTTAAAAATATTAAAAAACTAGAAAAATGGTATATGAAAGGAACAGAATTAACTTTAACATATGCTACAGGTAAAATACACTCTGGTCTAATGATGGGTGGTAATTATATAATAACTGATGTTAATGTTAAAGAAAATAATAAACAAATTTATGAAGTTGATTTAACTCTACAAAAACAGATAACCTATCCCGTATTATCTAAACATTTCACGAACTGGAAACCAAAAAAGAAAAAGAAACCATTAAAAGGAGCTAATAAAACCCCAAAATCAAGTAACTACAATAAATTAAAAAAATGCATACCCTTGTACAAAGATCATGCAGGAAAAAACAAAAGCACATCATGCGACTTAATATTCCAAAAGATATTAAGATCATATGGGTTCTATATTAAATACAAAAATAAAAACCTCAAATTAGATGGATATTATGGAATATACACTCAAGATGCTTGTATAAAATTCCAAAAAAAATATAAAATTCCTGTCACAGGTAAATGTGATAAAAACACTCTTAAAAAGATAGGTGCTTTAATGATTAAAAGTCAAAGCTCTAAAAGTTCCAACTTACTTAAGAATACACCAAAATTACCAGATTATATTAAAAATATAATAAATTAAATTTCAATTAACGGGATGGTATAAAATGCCAAAATTGTACATAGGAACAACATCTGCAAAATCAATACCAATGAGTAGTGATTGGACATACAAACAACATGCTTACAATGCAGACATACTAACTTTTAAGAGTCATATTTCATTGAAACAAGGAAATGATATAAGATTAACAGGTAATTTCAGACCATTTGGTGGGCAAGTAACAGATAAAAATGATAATAATGGTATTTATTCTTATGAAGTTATTGATTACACAAAGTTATTATTTGGAAAAGTTAATCAAAGCTTCACAAAGAAAAAAGGACATCAAATATTAAAAACAATACTTAAATCAAGAAATCTTAGAACTGGAGGGGTGCGTAAATCAACAAGAATACATAAAAATCTTGTTTTTAAAAACATTCAAGCAATAGATGTTTGTCATCAATTAGCCACTCTTGAAAAAGACAATTATCAGTTTTATGTTAATCATAATGGAATTGGAGTGTTTAAAAAAAGTAAACAGTCATATAATGGTTTTGTATTTAAAAAAGGAACATATTCCAACTCATCAATTCATGAAACCACATCAAACATAATAACTGGTGTTAAAGTTTATGGTAACGAAGAAAGTAAAACATTACTTTACAGCTACCAAAATAAGAAATTATCTGCTCAATTTGGTGTTATCACTGAATTGATAATGGATGATAAAATAAACACAAAAGCAAAAGCAAAAATCGCAGCTAAAAAATTATTCAAAACTAAAGGCAGAGCAACACTGGAAGGCACAATAAAAATACCAAACATCCCTGATTATAAAGATATTAGGGCTGACCAATACTGTGTTTTTCAAGATACTCATGGCAAATACCATTCATTTTGGATTGAAGAAATCATCACAACAAGTGCATCTCATCAATTAAAATTAATGAGTAGTAAAACACTAGCTCCTGATAATTGGACATACACACCACCTTCACCAAAAACTGGTAAAAAAGAATGTAATACTAATTCCAATAACTCAAAAGCAGTTACACCTCCTAAAAAAGTTGTGGGGTCTTGTGGAAAGTGTGGATACACACCAATGGCTAAGAATAGCTTTGTTAACTATTGTCCATTATGTGGTAAAAAAGGAAAACTGAAATTTAATTATGGGCACACAGGGAAAACAAAATACAAATATATTAATCAAGGAAAAGACTATGCACAATTCACATGCGATAATAACAATGGTGGATGTGGGGCCGACTACTGTTCAAAATGTGGTAAAGAGAAATTAAACTCATCAAAGACTTATTTAAAAAAAGCAGGTGAAAATAGTGCAAACAGTTGTAAAGCCACAGGAAACTACAACACTAACACCATAAAAGGTATGGCTAAAACATTGTATGATCAAGGTGGAGCAAAAGCAATATTCAATTATGTAGATGGTTTCAAATGGAAGTATGAGCTGGGGGATCAACAGTCTGATGAGCAAGTATTCAAACGAAAAGTAGCAAATTGCTATGATCAATCACAATTACTCGTTACAATGCTAAAAGCAGTAAATGTACCTGCAAGATTAAGTAATGGTACAAGCTGCGGAATATATCCTCATAACAATGTTATTGCTAAAGTCAATGGTAGAACTATTGTTATGGATCCTACATGTTCACATCCTGGAAATGCTAGAAGAGGAGCATGGGTTCAAAGAATAAGAAGATATGCATAAACAATGGAGTTATAACATGGCTCTTGATCAAAAAATAGCAGAATTAGTAGAAAATGATTTTAATTATATAGAACCTTGTTTGGAATGTAAAGTATCTAGAAATTCAGTGAACAATATTTGGGTTGAAGTATTAAATATATCAAAGGAGTTAAACCTGGATGATGTTATGATACTTGATCATGTTGAAATAAATCTTGGAGATACTGTGTTAGTTGCTTTTGTTAATGGAAATATTAAAAAACCAGTTATAATAGGGAGGATTAAATAAATGGTTGATTTTGGTTGTGATTTTCATCGAGATTTTGAGTTGATAGATGATAAAGGTAATTTTCGCAAGGTTTCGGGAGTTGATAATGCTAAACAAGCTATTATTAATCGTTTATTAACCATTCCTGGAGATTTGGATAATTTAGGTTATGATGACTATGGCAACAAATCTTATTATTATTTAGGTCTTACTGATTATGACTATGCTGAATCACTTATAAAAAAAGCTACAGAAGAAGCATTACTTAAAGAACCTGTTGTTGCTGAAATAATTGATATTAATGTAGAATACGATAATACTAATTGTATTGTAGATATTGATGTTAGATTAGTAAGTGATGATGATGAAGACACAAATGAAAATATCACTATTGATTTAAATAATGTAGAAGAGGTGCTTTAAATGGCAGAAGAAGATTATGATTTTGATGAAGAAACTGAAGATTCATTGAAAATGTTCACAGGATCAGTTATAGATATACAATATCTTGTAGATAACATGTTTTTAGATTATAAATCAAAATTTGAAAATCAAGAATCTCCAATAAGTTACCTTGATGAGGGAGGAGATGCTAGAAATTTATTTGAAACAATATCATTACCCTTATTCGAAATATTCTGGCTAATAAATGAATCAGTATTAATGAAATACATACCTTATGCAAGTGGAGATTTTTTAGACATTTTAGGACACAACAATCCTAGAAATCCTGGAAAAAATAGTACAGGTCAATTACAATTTAGTTTACCACATGATGTACTGAAAGATTATGACATAACTATCCCTGCATATAGTGTATATTTAACAGAAGATGATCTGGGATTAGAATATGAAACAATAGAAGAAGCTATCTTACCTGCAGGTGAAAATAGTATTCTTGTTCCTGCAAGAAGTGTGTTTGGAGGTAGTGAATATAATATAGACTCTAATCTTGTCACAATATTTGAAGAAAGCATAGATGATTTACTTGTTACAAATCCTGTACCTTTTATTGGTGGGACTGATGATGAAGATGATGAGTACTACAGAGCAAGACTACTTTATGAGCAGTCTGAGCATGATTTTGGAAGTGTAGGATGGTATAAAAGAATAGCAGTTAAAATACCTGGAGTTCATGATGTGAAAGTAATAAACTGTTTAAAGGGAGATTATACAATTGGCATAATAGTAAACCCTCCCACAGCAGAAATTGTTCAAAATGTAACAAATTTCTTCAATACAGCAGATACTACTCCTGCAGGAATAAACGCTTATATTTATGGTGCTGAAACATTCCCTGTTGATATTATCATTCAAGATTTAGTTTTCACTAATGAAGTTAACCCTGCCGATGTAGTGGAAGAAATACAAAATCAAATAAACAAATACTTTAATAACTTGAATATCAGTGAAACAATTTACAGAAACAGTATCTTAAGTATACTTTCAAATATTAATGGATTAATTGACTATACTTTAATATCTCCATCAGTAAATATTGATGCTGAAGAAAATCAAGTTTTAATACAAGGTGAAACAATTATTAACTAAAATTATGCTGGAGGAATGGTGTTGTGAGTGACAGAGGACAGTACATTATAAACAATTTAAGAAGCAATCAAACAATACAAAGACCTGATAACCCAATGCACCAATTACTTGACTTTGGACTGGGTTCTTACTTAGATCATATTGTAGAAATTATAGAAACCATAAATACAAAAATAATAAGTATATCTAACAATATTCCTGACGATGACACAACAGAATGGGAAGAAAAAATAACTGCAGGCTTATTAAAGTTAGAAGGTGATCAAATAGGAGTATATCGAGATGAAGATGAATCCAATAATGATTATCGTAATCGTTTACTTGTGTCAATTGAAGGAAACAGTAGTTTAAGAAGTATTATGAATATGATAGCTACTTTGCTAAACATTCCACTTGATAGCTTCACAGTGGCCACTACAAGTGAACATACGGATTATCTTGAATTTGATGATACAATAACAAATATGCTAGATAATACAACAACAGATGTGCTTGTTTCATTAATAACTGCAAAAGACCCAAGACCAACAATAACAATAACATTGCCTGAAGAGTCAAATATTCAATTAGTATATGATGTTATTAGTAATAAATTATTTGCAGGTATAATATTAATCGTTACCGATGGAACAAACACAATACCTAACGAATAGGCAGGAGAAGATTATAATGATTGATAGAGATGAGTTATTAATCAGTGTACTGTCAGATATTGATGATAGTTTACATAACCTGTACGATTTTGAAAGGATAATTCAAGCAGCATCACAAAATGAAGATGGAGACATAGTAGTAATAAGTAATGATTTTAGATTAGTTTATGATAGTGAAACATACACATTACTACAAGCAAATGATAACTCACAAAAGAAAAGGAAGTGATTAACTAATGGTTAAACTTAGAAAAAATCCATTAAAATGGTTTTTTAAAGAAAAAACAGAATTCCCACTAGAATGGTTTCATGGAATAACCTCCTATATCGAATTTGGATCAGCACAAGGAACTGTTTCAATACCCAACGATTATGACGATTACAAATTTCCATCAACCAATGATGAATTAGAAGTTAAACGTAGCCTGATTGCATTAACAGGAACTTTCATAAACAATCAGGACAACATAACTATAGATAGTACAGGTTTTGTTAAATTAAAATTCTATTTAAACATAGCTCCATTCAAAAATTTTAATAATTTAAAAATATCTCTTAACAATAATGCTGATTTAAGAGTAGTTATAACAAATTTTAAAGGAGATATTCTATACAATCAAACAATAACGGCAACTAACAATGAAGTCCTATTTGATTTATCACAAATAGTAATAGGATTAGAGGAATTATATTTTGACATAAATACAAATACAGATAACACAATAATTACAAATATTGATTTGAATTATGATCTCACTCCATTTAACATTACAAGTATTTTTAAAGATTTAATCACAAATAATAGTTTAAATAATACAATTGCAACGCTTATTCCCTATAGTGAAAAAGGAACTCCTAATGGTATTGCTGAATTAGATGAATCAGGAAAACTAATTTCATCACAATTGCCATCATCTGTGGATAATATTAAAGAATTCCCAACCCTAAATGATTTTCCAGCAATAGGTGAAGAACAAACCATCTATGTGGCTTTAGACACAAACAAAACATACAGATGGTCAGGATCAGAATACGTAGTAATTGGGTCAGATTTGGCCCTTGGTGAAACACCACAGACTGCGTATCGTGGTGATCGTGGAAAAATAGCTTATGATCACACAAGCAATAAAGGTAATCCTCACAGTGTAACAAAGGCTCAAATAGGTTTAGGTAATGTTGATAATACGAGTGATGCTAATAAACCAGTTTCAACTGCAACAGCAACTGCTTTGAATGCTAAGGCTAACACTGTTGATGTTGTTCCAATAACTCGTAAAGTAGCTAATAAAGCATTAAATGCTGATATTACTCTTGCTAAAGGTGATGTTGGACTAGGTAATGTTGATAATACTAGTGATGCTAATAAACCAGTTTCAACTGCAACAGCAACTGCTTTGAATGCTAAGGCTAACACTGTTGATGTTGTTCCAATAACTCGTAAAGTAGCTAATAAAGCATTAAATGCTGATATTACTCTTGCTAAAGGTGATGTTGGACTAGGTAATGTTGATAATACTAGTGATGCTAATAAACCAGTTTCAACTGCAACAGCAACTGCATTAAATAATAAATTAAACCTATCAGGAGGAACCATGTCTGGAGCATTAGACATGGGAGGACAAAACATAACTAATATTAATAACTTAAATATACAAGACCCAGGTTTTGGAGAAGGATTAACAATAAATGGCGGTAATTTATGGAGAATATCAGAATCATCAAATAATTTAGATAATACTTCAGGAAATCTTCAACTCACTAAAGGAACAACAAGAATAGGAACATTCAACACGAATGGTCAATTAGAATTACCAGTTGCTAGTGGAACAGCACCATTACTCATTAATTCTACCACTATGGTTCAGAATTTATTTGCAAGATATGCAAAAGAATTATCACTTACTAATATAGCTGAATCAACAGATATGAATACTTTACAAGCACCTGGATGGTACAGGTGCGGTGCTAATGCTACTGTTGCAACATTAACTAACTCCCCAACAACTAACGCTTTTTTCATGGAAGTAACACAGCACGCAGGAGTAAATCAAAGATTAATCGAATATCTTGCAAATAATACTTTTAAAATGTGGACAAGGAATTATTATTCCAGTTCATGGGGTCCATGGGTTCAAATGGCTACAACAACAAATGTAGCGAATCTAACTGACACACAAACAATAGCAGGACAGAAAACGTTTAGTAATGATATTTATCATAATGCAAATATAGTTTTAGCTAATAATAAATATTTATATTCTAAAAATACAGGCGGTACAAATTACAATATTCTTGGAATAAATGCAAGTGATCAAACACAAATAGGAAATGCTAATTTTTTAAATTTATTTGCTGGAAGTTCAAACAATTTCAATGGAAAAGGAATCAATAATGTAGCTAGTTTAGAAACAAGACAAATAGAACTAAAAGGAATGGGAACAAGCGCTACAAATGGAGGATTTATTGATTTTCATTACGCTGACAGCACATCAGATTTCACTAGTAGAATTATAGAGGACGCTAGTGGACAATTATCAATCCAAGGAGTTTTAAGATTAGGAAATAATAATCTTAATGCTAATAGTAAGAAAATAATTAATTTACCAACTCCAACGTCTGGAACTGATGCCGCAAACAAGGATTATATAGATAATAAAATTCAGCAAGGAGGATACACTCTTCCAAGTGGAAGTGCATCATGGACAAATTGTTCAGGAGGAAATGGGGTTTACGCAACATTCACTGTAACATTCCCAAAAGCATTTTCAAGCACCCCCAGAGTGGTTGCAATGCTAGCTAAACCTGCTGTTTGTTATGCGTGGAATTTTAGCATTAATACTATAAGTACTACTGGTTTTACTTGTACATATGTTGAGTTGAGCAATTCAAGTAGTTACTATCCAAATGTTCAATGGATAGCATACTCATGAGGTTTAAAATGATTTTAACATTTAATTCAATTAATTTTAAAGCAAATAATATTTTCATAGTTCTATTAAATAAAGACGATGAATTATATTATACTAGTTTTAAAGTTGATGAAGACAATAAAATGATTGAAAAAGATGAATATACTGTTACTAATAATATAGATACATTTAGCATAAGTTCTGATGAATTTAAAGAACTTGTTCAAGAAGAAAAAATAAATGAAATTATAAATGAAAATATTAGTGAAATAGAGAAATTTCATAAAATTAATAAACTAATTGAGCTTAAAAAAGAATTAAGTGATACTGATTATATCGTGACAAAAGCTCAAGAATTCACTATTCTTGGTGAAGAGGTTCCAATAGACTTACTAAATAAAATTGAAGAACGTAAAAATATTAGAGTTCAAATTAATGAGTTAGAAACAGAAATTGAATAATTATTTTTTATATTAAATTACTACTTTTTAAGCATTACAAAATGCCTATAATGGGCTAGCGAACGCTATCAAATAAGGAGAAAACAAAAATGGATTGTAAAACCACAAATCTAAAAAAAGGAAGCAAAGGAACCGCAGTAGGAGAACTACAAAAATACTTAAAAGCATGTAAATTCTACAAAAGAGAAATAGACAATAAATATGGAGATTTCACAGTAGCAGCAGTTAAATTACTACAACATGCTCAAGGAAATAGTGAAGATGGAGTATTTGGCCCTAAAACTTGTGCTAAATCAGATTTAAACATGCTATCAACTGGAACTAGCACTAGTCAATCTATTAAGACTGTTAATGTAAAAGAATTACTTGTTTACTTCAAAAAGCAGCCAGACATAGTTACCTGTGGTCCAACAAGTCTTTCAATGGCTTTTAGTTATTATGATGTTAATATAAGTATTGAATCACTTAGAAAATTATGTAATACCAATAGTAATGGCACAACTCCTGCAAATCTTATAAATGGTGCGAATAAGGTTAATTCTAAGTTTGTTCTTGTTGAAGAAGATTACAGTAATTTTAATCAAATCATTAAGCATATTGATAATAAGAATCCTTTAATTATTCAACTTCAAACAACTAAAAATCTTGGTTATCTTGGTTCTTATGGGCATTATGTTGCTTGTACTGGTTATAATAAATCTGCTAAGCTTGTTAAAATAGCTGATCCTTCAAGGACTATTAAATGGGTTTCTTTAAGTGTTATTGTGGAGGCCATTAATAAGCGTTTGAGTTTAGGGAGTATTAAGCCTATTAAGGTTCTTAAAAAGAAATGATGAAAGTATATTTTTTTTAATTATATTTTTTTAATATTTTAGAAAGGAAACCTTTATATACTACCTTAACCATAATATAATATAGAACTTGTAAGGAGGTGAAAATAAATGAAAATAGACTATAATAAGATTAATATTATTATAGGTGTTCTATCTTTAATCATTTCGATTATAGGACTCATACGAACACTGTAATAATAAAAATGAGGGGTTAAAAACCTCTCATATAATCTTAAATTATAGTTACTATTTAATTATGTTACTTAAATATTATAAAAGTTTCTAAAAAAATCATGAATTAAGAATTCAAAAAAGGTGATAATTATGAGTATTGATCAAATGATTTGGATAATATTAATAGTATTATTCTCAATTAAGATAATAATTTCAATCAAACAAATTAAAAGCAAAAACTAAAAACTTAAAAACCTCTCAATTTGAGAGGTTAAAATTATATTAAAAAAGGTGAAAAAATGAAAACAAGCCAATACCCAAATGTTTATTATAATAAAAATACAGGAAAATGGACAGCCGAATTAAAAAGAAAAGGAAAAACAATATTAAATGAATCCTTTGATAATGAGTATGATGCACATTTAGCAGTTGAAGAGAAAATGAAACTTGAAAATATAATGATAAAAACTGTTAAGCCTGTGGGTGGTACTGCTCATGTGTTAGTTCCTAGGAAATGGATAGGTAGGGAGGTGCAGATTATTTTATTGGATTAATAGTTTTTTATATTTTTTTAATAATTATGAGTACAAAAAAGAAAACCTTTATATACTATAGAGTACAATATAATAATATAGAAATACAGGAGGTGAGATAAAATGAGAAAAGCAGAAAAAATAAATTTAATAATTGAGCTTGTGGGACTACTGATCATTGCAGCTCAACTATTAATTATGTTAAGTAAATAGGGGGAAACCCCTAATACTTAACATATAATTATGTAACATCTACTATTTATAAATTTCTAAAGGAGAGGATATTATTATAAAAATATTACTTATTACAATATTTATAATAACTATACTAAAAATTATACTAATCTTTTATAAAGATAAAAAAAACATATAATATTAAATTACTTTTTAATTATTAAAATGGGTGATTAAATATGAGTATTAGAGTAAGCGAAAAAACAAGACAACAACTAGAAACACTAAAATATGAACTAAACTTATCAAATTACGATGAAGTAATAAAACTAGCAATTAAAAACATACCCCATATAGTTAAAACAGAAGTTAAACCACCAGTATTTGTATTAAACTCAATCACCAAAAATAAAGAATTTGAAAAAAGAGTATACTGGGATGATCTTGAAAAAGCAAAAACTGGAGATATATTTAAGTATGGATCAGATGATGTTTTTATTAGTGAGGAGTTCGCAACAGTATTATTTAAAGATGAAAATGGTGTTTTTATCCGTTTAACAAAAAAAGATACCTATGATACATATGAAGATGTAATTTATTACTCTTTATGAATTATTTTATTATTTTTCATTTCTTTTTAATGAATATTTTAAAATATTAATTTATTTCATTTTCTGTTTTAATAACTATTAGTGCAAAACTTTAATAACTAATTATTAACTAATTATTAAAATAGAGCTAAAAAGTAAAGATATTTATAGAAATTCCTACAATATATAATTACTATTACATAAAATTCTATAAATTGTACAAGTTTAGTTGGTTTTATTAAATCATTATGGAGATATGGAGATAAGATGAAATTTGCTCATTTAGCTGACACTCACTTAGGATACAGACAATATGGTCTTTTTGAAAGAGAAGAAGATTTTTATCATGTTTTTCAGGAGATAATTGACAATATAATTGAAGAAAGAGTAGATTTTGTAATCCATAGTGGAGATCTTTTTGAAATTTCAAAACCTTCTCCCAATGCTTTACTTGTATTTCAAGAGGCATTAATGAAATTAAATGATGCTAATATACCTATTTATGGAATACCTGGAAATCATGATATTATTATGAGGAAAAATGCATTGCCTCCTCAAATATTATTTAGAAAATTAGGACTAAAACTAATTAGCCATAACAACCCTTTTTATATCCAGGATAATGTGTTTATTGGAGGAACCCCATATCATTCTAAGGCACACCATGATAAACTGGTTGACAAGCTTCAATTTGTATCTAAACAAAGTGCAGAACATGATAAAAGGATATTAGTTATACATCAAGGGATTGATAAATATTTACCCTTTGAATATGAGCTTGAAATGGCAGAGATTCCAACTAATTTTAACTATTATGCTTGTGGGCATGTTCATAATAGGATAAATGATGAATTTGGTGAGGGTAAATTAACTTATCCAGGGTCAACTGAAATATGGAAATCAAATGAGGTTTCTGATTATAAAAAGAAAGGAAAAGGATTTTTTTTAGTAGATATTGGTGGAGATATTCCTGAAGTAGAGCCTATTAATGTAGATATGATGCGAGAGTTCATAGTTAAAGATATAGATTATAGAAAAATAGATGAAGAGTTTTTATCTCTTGAAAAAGATGTAGAAGTTTTAAAAAATAAGCCTGTGTTGAATATTACAATATCTGGAGAGAATATTAATAGAACGGATGTTTATGAGAAAATTAATGAAATTTTTTCTAAAATAGCTTTAACTATACGTCCTAATTTCAGAAATATTATAAAAAATGAACATACAGATGTTATAATTTCAAATGATACTTTAGATGCTAAAAGTATTATTGTGAATGAACTTAAACATTATGATAATGAAGATATAACTAATTTAGCTATTGATCTTTTAAATGAACTTCCAAAGGAAGATATGGGAAATTCCAAGATTATAACCGAAAAATTTTTCAATGACTATTTTGATAGAGAAATAAAATGGGATGACATATAACAGTTTTACTATAATTTAAAACTAAATTAAAACTAGTGATAATATGATATTAACAAAACTTCAATTAAAAAATTTTAAGTCTCATTTAAATACTAGGATTAATTTTAATCAAGGAGTAAGTATAATTGTTGGTGAAAATGGAGCTGGAAAATCAAGTATTTTAGAAGCTATTAGCTTTGCATTATTTAAACAGTACTCTGGGAATATTAATAATTTAATTAAAATAGATAAAAAAAATCATGCTAATATTACTATGTCTGTAACCTTAGAATTTATTTCAGATGGAAATACTTATAAAGTAGTGAGAGAAAGAAACCAAACATCTTCAAAAGCAAGTTTGTATTTCCAATTCCAACCAAGAAACAATGATTCTTTAAATAATAATTCTAAATCAAATAATAGTTCAAGTTTAAATAATAATTCTAAATCAAATAATAGTTCAAGTTTAAATAATAATTCAGATAATTCAACCACGTTTACACGACTTTGTACTGGAGATAAACAGGTTAATAATGAAATACAGTCTATTCTTAATATGGATGCAGACTTATTTTTAAATGCTATTTATATTAGACAAGGAGAAATAGCTGATTTAGTTAGTAAAACTTCAGCTGAAAAGAAAAAGTTAATAGGGAAATTACTTGGAATAGAATCTCTCGAAAAGGCTTGGAAAAATAGTTTAGATTTAATGAAAGAATATGAACTTAAAAAATCAGAGTTAAAAGGTAAAATAAGTCAAAATTCTAAATTAAAGGAAGATTTAGATATTAAAATGAAAAAACTCCAAGAATTAAACTCTAATGGAGATAAATATCTTAAAGAATTAGAGTCTATTCAAAAAATTAAAAATGATAAATTTAAAGAAAAAACTGAAATCGAAATTAAAAAAAGTAAGTTTGAAAATTTAAATAACAACTTAAATAATGAAACAGAAAACGTAAAACAGCTTAAAAAAGACAATGAAACATTTAATACTCAACTTTTAGATTTAAAGAAAACAGAACATGAAATAACTATTTTAGAAAGGAAAATTGAAAAACTCCCAGCTATGTTAGATTTTGCAGAAGCTGTAAATAATATTAAAATACTAAAAAATGAAGAACAAAGATTAAAAGAACATTTACAAAACATTGAAAATAATAAAAAAATATTAGAATATAATGAATTAGAACATAAAGAACATATTCAACTAAAAGAAGATATTCAGCAAATTAAAATAGAATTAACTCAAATTGAAAATAATCTGAAACACTTAAAAGAAGGTGAAAAAAGACAAAAAGAGCTTGAAGAAGAAATAAACAAGGACAAACTCAATATTCATAATTTCACTGAAAAAATTAAAACATATCTATCTATTGATGATGATAACTTTCAAGCTATTACTGATAAAATTGAAAAAACTAAAACAAATTTGAATACAGGACTTAAAAAGTTCAATGAAGATATTTCATTAAAACTACAGGAAGTATCTTCATTAAAAGAGAAAATCAACTCTTCTAAAAAAAGCTTATCCCAGCTTAAAATTGTGGATGGAAAATGTCCCATTTGTAATAGTGACATTGATGATGATCAAAAACATAAATTAAGCTATGACTATTTAGATATAATTGATACAAGTACAGGTTTAATTGAAAAGAAAGAAGAGCTTATTGAAAGATTAAATCAAGAAAAAAATAAAATTGAAAGTAATACTCTGAAATTACAAAAAATCGAAAATGAGATTTCAGCTTATAAAACAATTAATGAAGGACTTAAAGTTAAGGTTCAAAAGTTTAAAGTTCTATCCTCTCAATTAACTGATAATAATGAATACCATAAAAAAATGGATAGTTTGAAAAAAATCTTAAAAAACAAAACAGAAAGGATTGAAAAGACAAATAAAAGCTTTGAAAGCTTTGAAAAAGCAAAAACAGCTTTAGATTTTTTGAAACAACCTGAATCTGTTACAATTAAACTTGATGAGATTACTGAAAAAATTGATAATGAGGTTTTGAAGCTTAAAAAAGTAATGGATATGGATAAAACAATTTCTACAGATATTGGTGAAAATGATCTTAAAAATAGGATTGATAAGCTTAAAAAAGCAGACGAATTATATAATCAATTAAAAGGTTCAATTCAACAAAAAAATATTCTAGTTTCTCAAATTCAAGCTAAAGAAGAGATTATTAAAATTAAAGAAGAAAAAATTGAAAAGATTCACAACGAACTTAAACTCTTTGAATTTAGTGAAGAAAAATACAATAAATTGAGCATTGAATTTAAAGAAACTGAAGATAGAATAACTGAGCTAAATAAGAATATTAGTGAAATTAAAGGATCTGCTCGAGAAATAATTAATTTAATTGATGGACTTAATAAAAAAATTAGTGATAACTTAGATACTGAAAATGAATTAAATGATATTAATGATTATTTAGATTTACTTAAAGAGATAAGGGAATTGTATAGTAAAGATAAGATTCAGAAAGATTTAAGAAATAAATCAAGACCACTTATCCAAAAACACACTGTAGAATTCTTTGAAAAATTCAATTTTAATTATTCTGATTTACAGTTGGATGAAGATTATAATATTAGTGTTTATGGTCCAGATGGAGAAACAAACTTAGTAATGGTTAGTGGTGGTGAAAAAATAGCTATTGCTTTAGCATTACGTCTTGGAATAACACAATCATTGTCAGAAGGAAATCTTGAAACGATAATGTTAGATGAGCCTACAATACACTTAGATAGCTACAGACGTTCAGAGTTAATAGATATTTTAAGGAAAATGTCTCTATTACCTCAAATGATTATTGTAACACATGATAGTGAACTTGAAAATGCTGCAGACAATATAATTAAGATAGAAAAAGATCAAGGAGTATCTAAAGTAAGTAGTTAAGTTTATTGATTATTAATTTATTTTATTAAATTATTTTATTAATTTATTTTATTAATTTTTTTAGTATAAAATGTTCTACTTAAACAAAATCATCATATATTCCTAAAACCACATCTTTTATAGTGTTTACAATACAATTTGCATTCCATCCTACAATAGCACTGGCTACTTTTTCAACATCTTCAGGAACTTCCTCAACCCCATAAGGTCTTACAAGAATAATTGGTTTTTCATATGTTATAGCAGATTCGATTAAAGCATCTATCTTCTCTTTATTCTTTTCATATAATCCTGCAAGTAAAATAATTGCGTCAATTTTGTTAAAAAAAGATTCATTCAGATGTAATGATCCTGCGAAAGATTCTTTCCATAAAAAATCTTTTTTTGAAAATAATTTATCATGAAATTCATTATATTCGTTATTTTGATCATGTCCATTACTTATTAATAAATTATAAATCTTATTATCATTTTCTTCTTCAAACATAACTGTACCTCCACTAACCAATACTTCTTAATTAATGATTATTTTAAATATTATTTGTATTATATATAAATGTACTAATAACAATATAGATTTTACATTTTTTTATGATCCTAAAGTCATGAAAATTAATTTCTGAATAAAATTAATATAATAAATAACATATATAATTCATTAAATAATTCAATAAAATAATTATTATATTTAGTAATATATTTAAAATACTATTACTACATTTACTAAACATTATGACAAATAAAATTATTACAATATTTACTAAACATTATGACAAATAAAATTATTACAATATTTACTAAACATTATGACAAATAAAATTATTACAATATTTACTAAACATTATGACAAATAAGATTATTACAATATTTACTAAACATTATGACAAATAAGATTATTACAATATTTACTAAACATTATGACAAATAAGATTATTACAATATTTA